TCCTGCTTCCGTATCCGGCCTGGAGGGAAACGGCGCAGTCCTTCATCTTCAGCATGGCCTTGTGCTCATCGTTCAGGTTCCAGATGTCCAGGCGGGCCGTGTTGGAGGTTTCGAGGTCGGTCTTCTCCAGAGAGAACGCTATATGCAGGTCAGAGGTCTCGAAGCCGCTTCCGCCGGCGGGGCCAACCTTCAGCAGGTAGGAGCGCCCGAAGTTTTCGCTTCCCATGTGCGTTTCCTCCTTCGTTTCGGGCTCAGGCCGGGGCGAAGATGAACTGTGCCTTCCCGTTCATGAAGTCCTCTCGGCCAACGGCGTCGAGGTTGCTCATGCAGCCGAACACGCCCATGGGCATATTGTCATGGCCCATGAACAGGTTGAGCGGGAAACCGGGTACGATCTTCACCATCTGGACGATGGGAACGCCCTGGGCATCGTTCAGGCCAAAATACCAGCGGCCCTCGGTATCGTTATATGTGAAGCGGATTTGATAGACCGTCCCATTCAGAACGATGCGGGAAACGCTGTCGTTCATATCCGGGACGGCGATGATGGTGTAGCCCATATCGTCATCCTCCAGAATCAAAGTAGCTGGCGGCCGGGGTTGAACCGGCCGGCCGGGTCGAAAGGATGAAAAGCCCGGCGGGTGAACCGTCACCACCAGCAGATAGGCCCCGCCGCTGGATGGCAGCGAGGCCGGTGGTTACATCAGTCCGATGCTGGATGCCACGTTGTAGAGAACCGATCCGTTCGAGCCACCAGAGCCACCAGAACCGCCGGAGCCGCCATTTGCCCCGCCGGAAGAGCCGCCGCCCGAGCCGGAGGAACCACCAGTTCCGGCGGAGCCCCCGGAGCTACCAGAGCCGCCGGCGGTTGTGCTGGCGGTTCCGGCTGCGGCCTTGGTGCCGCCGCTCTTGCCGTAGGAGGCGGGTATGGATGTCGTCTGGGTCGCCGTGGTGCGGATCTGCTTCAGCGTGATGGGGATTTCCCTGGCGTAGCCGTACTCATTCGTCCGGCTGATCTTCAGGCTCTGGATCGCCATGTTGCTGTACTGTGCGTCCGGCGTGGTGACAGACACCAGCGACTTTGAGTAGTACAGCGATTTGAGCTGCCTCACAACGGAGTCCACTCGGCCAGCACCGCCGAAGCGGCTCTTGAACGTGACCGGGCGGTCTGATACGAACAGGGTCAGGTTCAGTATCTCGGCGCTCAGGATGATGGAGTCTCCGATGGTGAACCCGCTCTCCACAACGTAGTCCGGGGAGCTGGCCTCCATCGTAAACTCTTCGCCAAGCATGGCATCGAACTCGATGCCGTTGATGCTCACAGGCTGTTTCGCTGCCATACATTCACCTGCCTATCACGAGTATGCCAGCGCCCTTGCGAGAGCGCCGGTCGTGTCTTCCGCTGCGGAGTCAGCCGCCTTCGAGATGTTCTGCTGTGCGGCGGCATCGCCGTGGAACTCCTGGTTGATTTCGGAGTTGAAGTTGACCACCTTGCTGACGGAGCTGTTGTTGGTGGCGTTGTTCAGTGTCGAGACGGAGGGCTTTGCGGATTTCGCAAGGGCTCCCATGTCTCCGACTACGGTGCCCAGCACGTCCCGGATACCACCGACGCCGCCCCTCGGCTTTGGCTTCGGCTTCTTTCCGTTCGGATCGGGGTCAAGGTCAACATCGTTCACGTCTTCGGACATATCGCCGGTCAGGGCCTTGATGGCGTTCCCAACCACGGACTTGCCCTTCTGGATGCCCTGAGCCATCAGGTTCATCATATCAGGCATATAGGTGTGGAAGTTGGACAACGGGCCATCCTCTGGCTCGCTGAACCCGAGGAACGACTTAATCTTATCAGCGACGCCTTTCACGGCTTCGCCGACAGCGCCGACCGCACCGGTGATGCCGTCTACGATGCCCTGGATGATGTCAGCGCCCCATTGCAGGGCCTGCTCCGGCAGGGACGTAATCCAGTCGATGGCGGCCTGGAAGCCTTCCACGATGGTGTCCTTGATGCCGGTCACGGTGGTCTTGATGCCTTCCCAGATCGTGGAGAACGCGCTGGTTATGACGCTCAAGATGGATTGCAGGATCGTCCCTATGATGGTCAGGATGCCGTTCCAGACATCGGAGAACAGGGCCTTCACGTCCTCCCACAACTGCGACCAGTTGCCGGAAAACAGGTCAGTGAAGATGGCGAACAGGTCGGTGAGCACGTCTAGGACGGTGCTGAACACGGCCTTGATGGTCTCCCAGACACCGGAGAAGTAGGTCATAATGGTGCTTCCCCAGGTGTTCCAGAATGCAGACAGCGCCCCGAACACGACCGTTGCGACGGCCTTGATGGCGTTCCAAACTGCGGAGAGGACACCCTTGATGATATTCCAGATGTTGACGAAGCTGGTCTTCACCTGGTCGCCGTGCTTTGCCCAGAAGTTCTTCAGGCCACCGAAGATGCTGATTGCCACCGACTGGATGACACCCCATACGGCCAGGAGGAACGACTTTATCTGTCCCCATGCCGCAATCATCTTGCTTCGGACGGCCTCTGTGTCTACGCCGAGCTTCCCGAGTACGGTTCCGAAAACGGAGTCCTTCCCGTTCATGAAGTTGAACAAGTCGAACAGTACGGCTGTGATGGCGGCGATGGCAACGACGGCTATGCCGACCGGGCTGACCAGCGCCTTAAATGCGGCCCCGAGGCCCTTCAGTCCACCGCCGGCGCCCTTGAACGCCTCGGCAGCGGGCCCGATGAACTTCTTCGCCGTTCCGACGGCATCGGTTACCTTCTTGATGGTGCCGGTAACCTTTTCGGTGACGCCCTTCGTGACGAGGAACACGGCGGCGAGCTTGGCAATGGCTCCGGCCACCTTCACGACAGTCCCCCAGTTTTCAGACAGCCACTGGGAGAACTTTTCGAGTTTGCCTACGGTGCTAGTGACGGCGCTGGATACGCCCTGCGTGATGGCCTCTCCGTTCTGCTCCCAGAATTGCCTGATAGCGCCGAACAGACCGCCGACCGTGTTTTTGATGGCGGATGCTGCGGTCTTAAAAACATTCCTGATCGTGCTCCAGGCGTTTCGTATTCGTTCTCTGAGGGCGTCGCAGTCAACGCCGGTCTTTGCGAGGATATTCCCTATCAGGGAGTTCTTGCCCTGCATAAAGGCTATGAAGTCCTCGACGATCAGGGCCAGGGCAAGAGCCGCTGCGGCGACCACCAGAACAGACGCCTTGGCACTGGTGAGCAGCTTTACGACGGAGGTCAGCCCGGATATGATCTTACCGAAGTTCATTATCCCGAACACGGCCGCCGCCGTTACGCCGAGTATGCGCAGTATCCTCTCGGCACCGCCCACCTTATCGGCGAAGGCGCTGAACCGCTGGATGCCGTCACGGAGCAGCGTCAGTCCCTTGCTCCCGAAGCTCAGGACTTTCTGGAACGTGGGCAGGAAGAACTGCCCGATGATTTGCTTAACCTCTTTCAGCTTCGCCTGGAACTGCCGCATGGTGCTCTCGTAGGAGCCGAGGCTGCGTTCGCAGTCTCCGATGGCATCCGGGCTTTGGTTCAGGATGGCCTGGTAGTTGACCTGCATCTTGGTGAGCTGGTCTAGCTTCTCGTAGGTGCCAGACAGCCCGAGAGTCTGCATGGCCTGCGCTCTGGTGCTGTCATTCAGGACGGCACCCAGCGTTTTCGCTGCCTCAGACTCACCCATGATGGCCTTGGTCATGGCGTTTACAGCGGTGCCCTCGTCGATGTTGCCGAAGGAGGCCAGATCGAGGGCCAGCGTGGTCATCTGTTTGGACAGGTCTGCGCCGGCCTCTCTGGTCATGCCAAAGCCGACCAGCAGATTCTGCTGATCGGCCAAATAGGTCTTGATGTCGTTCTTGTTTCTCCCGATGGCGTCTGCGTAGTCTTGGCACCATGCGTCCACATCGTCCCGCAGGTTCCCAAATACCACGTCAAACTTGTTCTCCATCTCCTCCACTTCGGAGGCCAGGGAAACGCAGTCTTTAATGGCCGATGATATTCCGGCGATGGATAGGGTCAGGCCGATGGCGCCCAGCGTCTTGGAGGCCATGTCTTTCAGGCCCTTGACGCTGTTCTCAACCTTATCCTCGGAGGCTTTGTCCACCTCGTATCCGAACAGA